ATCTACAACACCTGTTCCAACTGTATTAGAAACAGAACCTTTTACTGTGAAGTTGTATAAAGGAAAAGGCACGTCAATAGCTAAGTGAGCAAAAGAACCAGAGATACTTGGTATATTTGATGAATCTAAATTTGTGTTAGTTACATATTGACTCCAAATATGATAATCCCAACCATAAGTAAAATTACCAAGATACCATCTATCAGCAGCTCCTGAGCTGACTTGAAAGGATTTCGCCATCAACAACCCTTGCCTTTCGTCATCTTTTTTTATTATTGAAGACTTTACTATAGTGTGTAATACTGCTCTTAAATTTTCAGCAGTTATACCACCCTTTATGTTTGTCTTAAACTTTTCTTCTATAAAATGAAAAAGCTCATCCCTATTATACTCTTCATTTTCAGGGACTAAAGCCACTGCGGGAGTTCTATTTAAAGCATCAAATAAAGCTTTATAAATAGACGCACTGCTATTGTAGTCATTAGTAGGCATTACTTATTCTTTTTTTTAGTTAACTGAAATATTCTTATTGCTGTATACGTTATAGCAAAAACAAGAGATAGTATTCTTAACCCTTGCTCAATTTGGCTAAATGTTGAAACCATAATAGCACTACTATTTACAGCAGTAATTTCTATCGTATCTTTTATTTTAGACAGAGTATCATTCATAATTTCTATGTCTCATATAATCTTTATCATTGCTCAATCTATATCTATTTAGCCTTGAGCCGTAAGCTAAAATACCACCTAATCTAGTAACATTATTTCCGCTTAAGTATCTATCGTTTTGAGAGCTTTCATATTCAGGAAAAACACCTTTATTGTCATCATCATCTAACCAACGCATCATGTCTTTTCTTAATATCTCAGCCTTTCTATATGTATCATCTTTTAATATAGACATCTCAAAATCATCAACAGGGTCACTAAACTCATCATCGTTAGTTACAACACCTGCATTAGTTGTATTGTATTGTAAGTCGTTTAGCAATTCGTATTTTACAAAAAAAGCTAAACATGGAACTATATAGTTATTTAAAAGAGTACTTTCATCATCAGTAATAGTTCCACTATAACTACTATCATGTTTTTTTCTTAACTCACCCCAAAAATAATCGCCTAAATGTTCTTTAAGGTGTGTTATCTCAGCAATAAGGATTGTTTTATCATCTATTAATGTTGCGTCCATACTAGACTGAGTCATAGCAATAGATATAATTTCTCCTTTATTTATTAGGTTGTCATACTGTCTATAATCTGTTGCTGCCATTGTTTGCTCCTTTTAAATCTTCTAAGTAAACATCCTCTAAATCATCTCGTTCTTCTAAGCCAATTAAACTTCTAAGTTCATTCACATCAGCTATTTTAGTTATGTCTATGTCGGCAGCAAAACCTATCGGAGACTCAAACTGAACCTCTAAAGATGATGCGTCTAACATTAGTATTTTACCTAAAGCATCTCTCATAGGTTTAAATACTTGCTCTATAGTATCTTGAATTACAGTTCTCATAACTAAGTCATAAGATATTCTAATCTCACTACCCGTATTATTCATCTTTCCACTAGAAACAATACCTGATAAAGCAGGTTGCCATCTATGAGCAGTTACTATATTGTTACGGGTAAGTTCTTGATATTCCATAAAGCTTCCGTCTTTGTCGTCTTTAAGAATCTGAACATTAGAACCACCTGCTCCAACCCCATCACGCACAAGGAATAATATTTTACCATTATTACCTTCTCCTGTAAGTTTATCTTGAGCTAAAGATATTAACTCTTCAGCTTCAGAATCACTCATAGAGCCATCTATTTCTATAATAGCAGAAGGCATAAATCCATTCTCAAACTTAGAGCGATTATATTTTTGTATTAAGTAATCTATTTCTATAGAACCACTTTCAGCAGCAGCTATGTAGTCAGGAATACCATATCTTTGAAAACCACTTTCGTAGTCTTTAAACATAAGTATACATCTTCCATTTTTAAAGTTAGGAAACATAGGTAGCTTTCTAACTTTTCTGTCTTCAATATCGTAATGAGTCCAATCAGGATTTATATAAACACTATCCATGTTTTTACCAACACGAACCATTGTAGCATCAACATGATACATATTTACGCCACCATCATATTGAACAAACTCTATATATGAGTTACCAAATGTATAAAAATCGTCTACAACTAATCTAAAAAGATTTCTTAAAGACTGACCTGTAGGATTAACCTCTTTAATGTAGTCTTGTAATTTTGCATTTATGGTAGTGATTTTACTACCTGCTGTGTAGGTAGCCTTTTGAGATAGAATAGCTCTGTGAGTGCTTGACTTTCTTTTAAGCTCAGCAAGGTATTGAGGGAACATATTATCATCTCCAAATTTGTAAAATTCTTTTGAAGTTAAATTATATTGTTTCTCTTTTATATCAGGCATTGGCGCTAAGTTTACTATATCAAACTTAACCCTGCCACTTGCTTTTTTTCTAATAGTAGACGCTGTAGAGCTTGCTACAAATCTTCCTTTAGAGTCTCTTTCTCTTTTAGCCACGATTTTAGTATAATGATTAGACAAATATAAGAAATTAACGGGTTACTTCCGTAGTTTCACCCATTAATCTTATATATATATATTACTCTTATTATTAGAATGCTGCTTCGTAAGGAGGCTCTCCTTGAACAGAAGTCAATTTAAGAGTAACACCATTTTGACCAGAAAGCTCTGCTGCTGAGTCAGCTTCAATAGACTCCAACACTAAACCAAAGTTAGTAATATCTGTAGTTCCGAGTGCTTTACCTAAAGTAAAGTCATAACCAACCATAAAGTCTATACCGTCCCACATAGTACATCTAGCAACCATCATTTCACCTCTCATGTTAGTAAGAGCTTTAAAGTGACTACCACTACATTTAGGAATGTAACACTCAATACTTACAGTATAAAGCATAAGACCTTTATCTTGAGAAGCAGAAACTGTAAGTTTAGCCGTCTCTTTTTCAAAATCAATTTCAACTATACCTGAACCTGCTAAAGTGCATGATGAAACAGTTCCATCATTATCATCAGTAAACGTAGTACTTGCGTCAGGAACAGCTAATTGTAAGGTTCTAATACCACCTTTCGCAAAGTGGTCTGTGTTTAATACATTTATCGCCGTTAATGCCATTTTATTTTTATTTTAAAAGTTTTGTAAAAAAAGGGGAAGGGTAGAAACCCAACCCCTTTATATTAATCATTATACTATATATTAGTTTCCGTAAAGAACAGCTAATTTAGCGTCTAATAATACGGTAGCAGCAGTATAACCAATTCTCCATCGGTAAGCTTTTGCATCCATATTATACCAATTCTCAACTGAAGCTCCTGAGTAATCAGAACCTACAACTAAAGCGTTATCAGCAATTAAAGCGATACGAGCACCTAAAGCAGATGCACCAACTGCAGGAGTTCCACCTGTTTCTTCTTCAGCGATTTGACGAATACTAGCAAAGTCATTAGCTAAAGTAACGTCCCAATCTCTACGAACAACTAAAGGAATACCTCTAAAGTTCAAAGAAGGAATACCACTTTGTAAATCTGCATACGCAAGCGTGTTACCTTTTGAAGTTAACTCTCTTTCGTAGTCATCAGCAATTTTTCCTGAAACGTAGAATGTTTTAGGAAGTTCTTTTAATTCTGCAGTAGCAGCTTGATAAACTGATTCAAGTGCAGCAGTTGCAGCAGCGTTAGTAATATCAGTAGAATAAGTAGCAGCTACAATTTGAGCATCAGCTAATTTAGCTAATAAAGAAGCAAAAATACCATCATAAACTTGATAGTGAGCAACGTGAGCTGTAGAGTCAAGTAAAGAGCTTGTATCAGCAAACCACAACTGACGATTAAAGTCAGCCTTTACACCTTGCATCATAATTTCAGCTCCAATTTGTTTAAGAACTGTTCCGTCAACATTATCTTTAGAAGTTCCTGAACGAAGAACCATTCCTTTTACTTTGTTGTAAAAGTTGTTACCATTCATTTCAATCTCAGACTCAACTCGCTTAGGAGATATTTGAGGGTTGCTGTAAATAGTTCCTTGTACACCTGAAAAAGCACCACCATTGTCAGCAGTTGTAATTTTAGAAGCTGCAGAAAAGTGGTCTAGGTACATGTTACCTTTAATCTCTCCCATAACTTCAAATTTAGCCAATACGTCATTACCTAAAAATAAAGGTGAAATAAAGTACTGTTGTACATCAGCCCCTACATATGCTGCAGGAGAACCTGTACTCATGTCTGTAAATAAAGCCATAATTTTTTAATTTTTTAATTTACTTATTTATAATTTACTTATTTAAACATTGATTGAGCCATTTTGTCCCAACCATTTAATTCTTTTTTCTTTTCTACAATCTTAGGCTCATTTTCAGCTAAAGTAGTTGAAGGTGTAGCCTCTAATTTAGAAATTCGTTGAGCCATTTGCTCGAACTGTGTTTTAAAGCCCTCTTTTTCTTCATTAGACTTTTCTTTTTGAACACTTAACTTTTGAGATAAAGAATCTCTTTCTTGAGTCAATGAGTCAATTTGAGCCTTTAAGTCATCTACATTTACTTCCTCTTTAGGAGCTTCTGTTTCTGTCTGTGCGGCAGGCTCTGCCGTTTCTTCTGCTTTACCTACAATTAGGTTTTTGATTTCTGTGAACCAATTTGTCATAGTTTGTTCATCCATTTTGTTCTCTGTTTTTTGTTGTCCTTTATTGAACGTTTTTAATATGTCGTCTGGAGTTTTATTTACAAAACCTGTCATATCATATTTTGCAACGATAGATACTCTACCTGTTACCTCATCAACAAAACCTAACTCAAGAGCTTCATCAGCACTTAACCAAGTTTCTGTTTCTAACATAAGGGCAATTTTATCTTCTGACAAGTTTGTTCTTTTAGAGTAAACATTGAGCATAGTAGACTCTACTTTTTCTAACGCGTTTATTTGTCTACGCATTTGAGACTTATTACCAAACACATTGCTCATTGGGCTGTGAATCATAAATAAGCTGTTTGCAGTCATTTCTACTTTATCGGCAGCTAAAGCTATTACAGTTGCCATTGATGCTGCTAAACCTTCTATTTTGACCGTTACCTTGCCCGTGTAGTTCTTAAGTGCAGTGTATATTGCTTGACCTTGAAAAACATCGCCACCCGTACTATTAATGTGGACTGTTATATCTTTCCCTTTAAGGTCTTTTAAATCTTCCAAAAAACTTTTAGCCGTTACACCATGCACGCCTATCTCATCATAAATATGTATATCCGTAGACTTTCCATGCTTAGCTTCGATAGGGGTAACTGCGTACCACGACTTATTTTCGTAAATAGACTCCATTGTGCAAATATATTAATTATTTATATATTAGTGTTGACAATCATTGACACTTTGTTTTCATGTGGTCATAAACTATTCTTTGAGCTTGACGTATAGATATATCGTACTTA